ATCTACCACTTTCGTGCTCTCATTTTTTAAAGTCAGATTTCTATTCTTGACTTTTAAAATCTTATTACCTTTAACATTAAACATATCATTCAGATTATCAAGTGCGTCATATATTTCCGCTTTGTTTTTTTCGATATTTTCGGGAATGTAGACAATATCAATACTTACATGTATTCTTTCCCTGTTATTTGCAAAAAACTCTTTTTTATAGTCAATAATCTGAATAAAATATGCCGGTCTTGTTAATTTATTAATATTATCAATCCCGGCTTCCTTGCCCGTAAAACTGTCTATTTTACGGCTTAATGATTTTATAAAATCCATAAATCTCATTATTTATCAAACTCCGCTTTTATTGTTGAGCCTATTTCATCTTTAAATACAGGCTCTATTTTGTCCATTGTTTTCTTTAACATGAATACTCCAGGTACCACACTGTTTGTTTTCTTACCATAATAAACTACCCTGTGGCCGTATTCAACATGGTTCACGTATTCAACATTGTTGTAGATTATCTGTTTTAAACCCTCGCCATTTTCCCTGTGCCAGCCCATTCTTAATTGCCCTGTATCCGCAGGCGTTTCTTCTTTTACTTCCTTTATTGTCTGCTCGGCAACCTGTTTGAGTGTCATTTCTACTTTCTGCGGAGTATCAGTGTGCAGTTTTTCTAATTTTTTTGCCAGTTTCTCCCAGTCTCCGCTAAGTTTCATTTCTTTCCACTTCCTCCACTGCTATCTCCTGATGTTCTATAAAATCAGTATATTTTATCGGTTTACCGGCTTTAAATTTATATTCTATACCGCCTTTATTTACTAATAAAATATCATTCTGTTTTATGTCGGCATCATTACTGACCAGGATTTTATATGTATTTCTAGAACTGTTTATAATTCCAGTTTCAGTAGCTCTTAAAATCCCCACACTTAACTGGCATTTAATATTGGTGTATATAACTTTCCAATCCTGATCTGTCAGCCCGTCTTCATCTTTTGATTTTATACTTCTTTTGACCTCTACTATTGTATCGGTATTAAAAAACTCGTTCAGCATTTCATACCTCCTTATTTCACAACTCCGAGTTTTCTGAAACGGTTCAAACTTTTTCTGAATTCAGCATCACCGTTTAAGCCCGTGACAAACTCGACCTGCCTCTCACCACTTTTCATAGATTTTATATTCCTGTTCTTATCAAAATTGTATTTGTAGATATATACAGCTGTAGGGGATATCAGTTCTTCCGGAAAGTCTTCACGGTTCATATAGTTGACACTGTCCTGGATGACACTTTCGATGATAAACTTAGTCTTCTGTTCATTTAAGCTTACTTCAGAAACAGCTTTTATTTTTTCGTAAACTTTATCAATTATTTCAGTCAATTCTACCACCTTTTCAAAATAGAAAAAGTATGGCGTTTAACCATACTTTACCTACGCTTCAATTGCAACTAGACCTTTTACTTTGTTATTCAGAATGAAACAGTCATAGTAAAATCTACCTAAAAATAAAGTACCTGAGTAGTTTTCAGAATCTGTAACCACTCTGTACTCAGCCAGTTTTACAGGAGCGACCGTCGCTGAATTATGCCCGACTAAGCAACCGTAATTTTTAGTTGTAGCTCCACCTACTCCTGTTTTAATTTCCATCCATTTTTTAGTAACTCTTACTATCGGTACTCCGTCAACCATTCCTACTAATCCATTTATTTTTATGTTCTGTCCTATATCTGATGCCTTGATGAAATTGTCGTCTTTTTTCAATTTCGTTAAAAACTCAGGTGTAACATAAGCAATCCTGTTTTGAGGTACATCCGCATCATTTAGTTTCTCCTGTGCTTCTAAAAATTTATTATATGCGTTGTTAGCTGCAAGTCCTGTTACTGTCTGTGATTTTGTATCGCATGTTTTAAGAATTGTTTCAAATCTGTATTTTTCAATTTCAGGAATAACTCTCTCCCTTAACTGTCTCGCCAGCACTTCTCCTGCTTTGATTTTTGTTTCATCTTCATCCATCTTATCTAAAAGCATTTTAAATGCCCTATCCTTTGTCAGTGTCATTTCTTGTACGGCATTCTGTAAGATGTCAGCATTCCCATAACCTGTACTTCTGTCATAATCCCTATTGTCAACTGTATTAATCGAAGTAACTTTTACAGTTTTAGCTCCTACAAAGCTGTAGTCATTATTTACTATTTTCTGCGATACCGCTTCACTTGTAAATCTTTCATCAATTTTATCTGCAAATAACTGTGTATAAATCATTGCCATATTTTAATCATCTCCCTTTTTAAATTAAAAAGAACTGAAAGCCTTGTCAAACGCTTCAAGTCCTATATCTTTTTTATCTTTTTCTCCTTCACTTCCACCATTTAAAGAGTTTGGTGTTCCTCCGCTTTGTGTTTTAAGATAGCTAGATAAATTTTCAGAAAAAGATTTCACACTATCTTCAATCTCTTCTTGAGTATTTCCAGTAATACTGCCTAAAAAACTATCAGGGATTTTGTATTTCCCTAATATAGCCTTTTTCATCTCATTAGTTTTCAATGTTGCAAGTTCCGTATTTGAAGTATCAAGTTGTTTTTGAAGTTCAGCAAGGCTCTTATTATACTTCTCTTCTGCAGTAAGATTAGCATTATTGATTCTTGTTTCATAATCTTCAATCGTTTCACCGTGCTTTCTCTCCAATTCTTTTTTCTCACTTTCAAACTTTTTTCTCTCTCTTGCAATTCTTTCTTTAATCATTTCATCTACTTGTTCCTGTGTAAATGTGATTTCTGACATAACTGTCCCTCCCATTTAAAGTCTGTCGACTATTATTTTCTACCTAGATGTTTAATGTCCCTCAGTACGACAAATAAAAAGAGCAGTCGTTAAACTACTCTTTTGATTTTTTATCACTAAAATACAATTCATACAATTCTCGTACAACAATCAAACCTATCTCTTTTGCAACCTCAGAGCATTTCAATTCTTCAAAAAATTCTCTATCCATTCTCAGATATTCCTTATACAAGTAATTTTTCTCCTCGCTATTCTTAGCAGTACTAACTCTTTCTTCTGCTTCTTTTAATTTTTTAAAGTTTTTATATAATTCACTATCTACCGTTAATTTCATTTCTTCTATACCTTAATCCCTTTTTTTTTGCTGTTTCATACTGCTTTAGTTCTCTCCAGATTTTAAATGTCATTTTATCTAGTAAGTCACCTTGCTTTGCTATTATCTCCGCCATCATATCTTTCATTTCAAACATGTCTTTTGATAACTCATGAATATACTTTTCATCAATTGCAGCTAAATATTTCAATTTCAAATTAGTGAACGAACTAAAATCATCATTGCTAAATCCCCACTCGTGATTACTATTTTTAGGATGGTTGTGAGTATACAAAGCGTCTTCAAAGTTAATTTTAGTCATCTTATGACTTGGTATTGAATTTTCATCTCCTTTCAAAATATAAATATCTCCATTTTTAGCTATTACTAACGCATTTTCTTTGCTCTTCTTAACGATTTTTTGTTCATATCTTCGCAACAATTCCAGCGGTTCATCTTTATACTCCGTTGCATTAATATTCCCTATATTTCTGTATCTACCACCTTCAACAAAAACAGTACCATTATTATTGATTATACCCTCATTTTCATTATTTTCAAAATCTTCTTTTTCAGCTTCATCAGAAAAAACATCGGAATACTCATAAGGAACAGTTGTACTTCTACAACGAGGGTGCATTGGCGGATAATTTTCTCCTTCCATTGCATTTTCCGTCTTGAACACCTCACCATTAAGACTAGCACAAGTATGACTTGTTCGACTATCCAATACTGCTAAAAACTCATACTTAACAACTCCAGAATCTTTATACCCCATAAGCGTTGCTTGGTTTTGTACATGGGCAGTTTCAGTTCTCACTAACCTTTCAGCATTTTTATAACTTGTATCAAACTTCTTAGCTATATTTTGCGACATAGTTCTATAGTTAATACCTTTATTCAGCCCAACAATCACTTCATTCTTTATCGCTTTCGCTAAATTATCAATGTTACTCCATATTCTACTTGAATAATTAGCCCCACTCCATTCTTGCTCCAGTACCATTTTTATTGTACTACTACTAATTACACCTTTTTTAAAATTCAAATCCTCAACAAATGATGTATAAGTATCTTCGTAAACATCAGCCAATGTATCTGTCACTTTGCCTTTTATTTTCTCCCCTGCCTGTATAAGTTCATAGTCAACACCTACTTTTAAACTGTCCAGTCGACTAATACGGCTTCTATATGCCAATGTTTCAAGTTCAACTGACATTTTCCTGAACTCAACAGGATTACTTTTTTTCAACTTCTCAATTTCCTCTACATATTTTCCTATATCGTATCGCCATTCTTTATACTCAGTACCACGGAGTAATTTATTTGCTTGAATCTTGTCGACACCTAGTTTTGTCACTTCTTGTTGATATTTAGCGTATAATTGGGCTATTTTATTCTCTATTTCTTTTTTACTCTCACTAAGTATTTTTACATATTCTTTGTATGCTTCTGTACCTTTGTTAAATGATAACTCTTCTCGTGCAAGTTGCCTTTTTTCCCAATATTCTTTATTCTTGTTTTTCATCTATTTTTTCCTGTTCATTTTTTAATCCTTTATATTCCAACGGTTGTTCAATTTGATTTTCTTTTTCAATCTTTTTCAATTCCGCTTCAGTATCTTCAATAAAAGGCAATAATGATATTAAACTTTCTTGTGATACAACATTTTGTAAATTTGTTATTACAGTTGAAAGTTCAACCAAATTTTCAGGAGTATTTCTTGTAAATATTTTTTGAATATCTAACGGTTTCAATGATAATCCAAAATAATCAAAAATTAACTCTAGCCTTTCATTTAATGCTTTTTTAAAGTACATTTCTTTTTGTGCAGTTAGTTGTTCAAGTGCTAACAATTTATACCCTAATGCCACGCCCGAACTATTTCCAGCAAAATTTTCGTCTTGCATATCAGGAATAAAGGAA